GCTAATACACGATTTTGATGTATTCCAAGAATATTTACTTTAGTAAAATCAGTATGGATTCCCCGAACTAAATCCAAATGAAAATCATTAGAATTGGTGATTAGATTAGTATTTCTTACTTTAGAAATTGATGAATTAATAAAACCAGCTGGATTATATTGATTTCGACTCATGAAACAACTGTTGATGTCGATTTCACAAGTATCTGTTGGTGGAAGAGTTTGGTCGATAAATACTTGTACAATAACATAATTATAAGTAACATTAAACCGTTCTTGGTATAAGGTATTTGCTTCCAACTCTTTTTGAAAAAACAATTTAGATTTTTGGGGTGTAGTCTGTATATCATCAGTATTTAGACCAATGATACTAAATGTGACTTTTTTAGAACAGATTAAGTTAATTCCAATAGTTGAGTAATTTTGTATATATATTATTCCGCTTTCATATCCTTTTTCAGAGACCAAAAAATTTTTTTTAATTGAGCCTTGTGGGATGAATCTAGACACTGGCACATCTGTATTTACTGGCATTCTATATATATTAATAGATTTTTTAATGGATGATTAAATGTACAAATATAAAAAATAAAAATGTTTGTTAATTGTATAAATATGAGTAATCAGAACAATGCTTATCAGACCGTTGAACTTGTTCCTACTAATGGCTCCCAATTCACAGTTTCTAAGGGTAAACGTGTAATCTTCGAAATTCCTCCCGATTTGGGCTTTATTAAGGGTAGAGATTGTGTACTTCAGCTTGATATTTTAAATACAGCTGTGACCAAACAAATGGCTAACCTTAACAACCTTGCTGGTGGTTCTAGTATTATCAATCGTATAGACGTATATTCACTAGGTTCGGGTACCCATCTTTCAACATGTGAAAATTATAATGAATGGTGTGCTATCGAAAATCAGTATTTCTATGACGACCAGTCTAACCTTACTGCCTTAGAAGGATGTGGTCAGCAAGTCTTTGCTCGTGATTCAACTGGTGTTGTTACCCAACATGCTGGTGATGTTGCCGCCAATGCTCTTTCACCAAGAAAGAAAGATGGTAGTCCAGTCTATGGATTTCGCAGATACACATGTCCGCTCCGTTTACCAATATTTAGATGGTTTGATGAAGAGCGTCTTTTGCCAGTTCAAGCCATGAATGGTCTTCGTCTTGAAATCATGCTTGAAAGTTCACAAGTCGCTCTTCAAGGTGTTATGGCTGAGGTTTTGAACCCAGCTGTTGCTGGAGCTTCAGTCAGTTATTCAGACCCATTTGCTACCGCTCTTGTCTGTAACCCAGTTGATTCAGCAACAGCTGATATCGTTTTACGTGATGTTTCTTCAGTAAAAAAGTCGGCTCTTGCTGTAGGTAATGCTGTTACTGTTACTACCACAACTACACCAGCTGGTGAAGCTCGAGCAATCTTGTCAATGTCTGAATCATCTGCTGCTGCCGCACAACCTTGTGACACAGTAGGAACCGCTTCCATAGCTCGTCTTACTACCACTGCCGTTTTCGCTGATGCCGCTGCTTTCACTCCCGCTGGTCTTATCGTTGGTAATCCAGTAAAGGTTGATGTACCAGCATCGGCTGCTGTTGCCGAACCCATGGATGCTATCACTGGTGACGCAACAGTCATTGAAACAACAGAAGCCACATTAACTGCCATTACAGCTGTCCCATTTGTTGTAGGTGACGTAATGAAGATTACCGTAAATGGTGAAGCATCAGTTACTAGAACTATCACCGCTCTTGCCATGAAAACACCTCCAGCTGGTCCCAGTAAAGTTTTGGTCACACTTGATTCAACTCTTGTCAAGGGAGCTGGTACTGGTGCCATCGAAGAGTTCGAACGCCAAGCTAGGTCATTTGTTACCACTATTAAAGCGGTTGCCTTATCAGCTGGAGCTGGAAGTAAGTGCGAATGTTCATTCACTGATGGAGCATTGGTACCAAAAGCCGCTGCTGCTTGTGTATTGACACCAATTGCTGGATGTAAGATTACTCTTAGTGCCGCATTAACTGGTGCTTCAAATGCTTCAGTAGATTTAAAACTTTCCTCTGATGAACGTGCTTGTGATGTCAGACCAAATCTTAAAATTGTATCAGTCAATGTTCCAAATCCTAGAATCAAATTACCATTCAACTATCAGTTTACTGGTTGGGATTTATTCGTCAATACTTTACCTCAGTCTTCACTCAAGCATCAGCAAGATATCAACTCTGTTCAGTCTAAGGCTAGATGTATGAACTCTATTTATATAGATGCCAATAAGGAATCTGACCGTACTAACTCAAGTTATTTCACTGGTTCACCCCCAAGTGATTTGAACCTTAGAAGTATCCAGTACTTTATTAATAACCGTCTTTACCCAGTTCAGAGTTATGACCCAAATGTTAAGGCTGAGCGTGTCGTTAATGAAAACGAGAACGTAAAAGCTCTTAGAGTCATAAACAAAGAACCTAAGAACCTTGGTGATAATAAGGGTGGTAACCTTGATGTATACACTAACTCATACATCCATTCTAGAGAACTTGCTAGACAGAAATATGTATATGATTTAAGAGAAGCTGAACCTCAGATTAGAACCGAGTATTCGGGAGCAAGAGCTAACAACTTTACCATTAATACATTTGTTTGGTCTCAGAGAATTATCAACGTCGATGACAAGGAGGGTATTAGAGTTGTTTTATAAATATCATTTCATTTTTTAATTAAATTGTATAATACATCAAATTATAATCTTGGTGTATTATATAAAATGCCGATTGATAGAAGCTATTTCAGTATTCCCGCAATTAATGAAACCAATACTTCAAACGCCTCCGCCGTTGGCGGAACAGCCAAATTAAGTGGTGGTTTTCTTTTCAATGGTCAACCTAAAGCACAGTTTAGTATTCCAGCTCAGAATCGTATGCTTGACATTACTAATCTTTATTTAACTGGTCAGATGGTGGTCTGCGATAAAGATGGTGTCACCTTATCAGATGAGTCTAACTTAGGTGTTAAAAATGGTGCTGACTTGTCTCAAGCTGGTAACCTTAACCTTTCAAACTGGGGTGGAGTTCAGAACTGTATTCAGAAAGTTGAAATTCAGAGTAAGAAGTCTCCAGTTGAATTGATTGGTGTTAACAACTATGCCATGTATCAGAATGTTCAAGCTGGTCACACCAACAATGGTGAGGATTATTTAAGAACACCACTTATCAGAGATTTAGCTGCTGGTAAACATGCTGACCAAGTCAACCGTCACTCAGTTCTTCAGCCAAACGCTACGAACACCACAAGTGGAGATATGCCAAATCTTGTCAACCAGCTCGACCAAAACTTCGGTCAGTTTTTTGGTATGAAGCTTAACGTCTCCCTTTTGTCGGGATTCCAGCGTCTTTACTTAGATAACACTGCTCTTGGTGGACTTATCATCACACTTCATTTAGCTAATTCTAATGCTGTGTTCTATCGTAGATTCCGTGACCAAGGAACTGGTCAAGCTGCTGCTTCAGTCGATGGTTTCTTTTACAGACTTAAAAACCTCAGACTCGAAGGTTACTACCTTACACCAACTGATGATGAAATCAAAAACATGAACTTACAAGTCAATCTTAATGCTCGTGTCAACAACATTGATAGTATCGTATCCTCTAACTCTATTACAAGTCTTACACCACAGCTTTCACAAGTCAAGTCCTTCATCAACCTTTTTTTGGACGACGACCAGCAAAATTCTATAAATTTCAATCAGAGCAGTTTCCGTCAGCCTCTTGCCCTTTCCAGTTATACTAATAACAAGAACAACGTTCGCTCACCACAAGATTACAAGGTTGAAGTTAAACCTAACTTCTCTAGACCTCGTGATGAAGATGGTGTTGCGTACTCACCAGCTGACCTACTTGTCAAAACTGCTGGTGAAGGTAACTCAGAAGTACTTGCCAACTTCGAACGTTCAATCCTTGATGGTGCTTTAGCCGCACATACTAGTGCCGATGTTGACCTTCAAGAAGGTTCCATTGAACAAGATTTTGAAGAACGTGGAGCCACAGCTCAGACTGAAGGTGTCGGTAATAACACTAGAGCCAACTTACTTGGTATCGGTTTAGACTACACTCTTGGCATGGGTGCTACTACCAACTATGTCAACCAAGATTACTCATTACGTATCGAATCTGAAGTTGCTGCTGGTAATACTCAGTTACCATCATCACGCAGAGACAAGTTTGAAATCCTTGAATCTTATGCTCGTAACAACGAGGTACTCGACTCTAAGTCACTTGTTAAAGTTATGTAGCTTAATTTGTTTTTATTTTCTTTATAATAAGTATAGAATGCCTACTTATAAAGATATTCCAAATTCTAGACTAGCCGCAGTAAAAGCGTCACAGCCATCGAAACAACCCATGATTATAAAAAGACCTACTACTAGGGGTAAAAAATTGAGCGATGCTACAATGGCACGACTCCGTGAACATGCCAAGAAACATAAAGGAGGTATGAATTCAAAACATATGAGGGATATGGTTAGACAAATGAAAGCGGGGGACAGTTTCAGTACAGCTCATAGCAAAGCAATGGGGGGTGGTGGAAGTAAAGGGAAAAAGAAGAACGGAACAGAGACAGTAACACTTGATGGAGAAGAAGTCGAATTTAAAGAGGGGACACTTAGAAGTCAGTTGAAAGTTCCAAAAGATATGAAATTAACAAAAGCAGTATTAATGAGAATTAATAAAACGGATGTAGGAGATAGTTTTGATTTTAATGGAAGGAACTTTAAGATGACACCATTAATGAAAAAGAGGGTAACATTAGGAATTAACTTACAGAAATAAAATGTTGGTACATATTATAATATGGCTAATAAATGGATTGAGTTTGTCAAGTCTTATGCTAAGAAGAATAACATGAAATACAATGAAGCTTTAAAGGATAGTGGTCTTAAAGCCGCATACGAGAAAAGCAAGGGTGGCTCCAGTAAAGGGTCTGCTCCAGCGAAGAAAGCTCCAGCGAAGAAAGCCCCAGCAAGGGTAAGAGGTAAAGGGAAGAAAGTTCCGCCAGTAGTGGATGAGGGTTCAATGTGATATAGTATTGAATTAGTTCAATATCATATGAATGTATGTTATTATTATATCTTTAAATAGTAATATAAACTACTTTTTACATATATTACTATTACTTAAAGTCATATAAAAATTTTTATATGATTCTTTAAATGGGTAATATAAGTAATTAAATAGTTATATTATCATATATACTATAAAAATTGATATTATATGATAAGTAATTAATATATGATATAAAATAGCACTTAAAAAAATAATCTCATATCATATTATTAAAATGAGCGAAAAGAAATCAGTGAAAGTTATCATGAAGAATGATTGTAGCGATTGTTCCGATTTCAGAGTTATTGAACAAACTTTTAAGAATGGCACTGTCCATCTTAGAAAGGAATGTAAAAAATGTAATAAATTTTTAGGTTACATGCCTCACCCCTTAGATGTTGAAACAACCAAGATATGGTTTGGTAAACATCGTGGAAAACTTGTCAGAGAATGTCCACGTGATTATTTAGAATGGCTTACTCAGCAAGATTGGGTTAAGCAGAATTTGCGTGACCTATGTAAAAAGATTACCGCTGTCAATTTTTAGCTTTATGTTTTCATTTTTATTTGTTGTTAATGGGATTATCAACAAATAAATAATATTTGTTTAATGTATAAATGAACTTTAATTTAATTAGTAATGAGCAAGATAATGGACACGAATATACAGTTAGATTTTCAACTCCAGTTGAAATAAAACCTAATTCCACTTGTACCATGAACTTTGCTAACATGACACGTAACTCTAAAATCATTTTGGAAGAAGATGGTAAAGCCACATTAACTATTAATAAGGTCTATCCAAGTGTTTATCCTAACGATAGAGCCACACCTAATAATCCTTTAGTTCTTAATCCAACCACATCAACTGATTTTACTAATACTTTTGAAATTCCTAAAGGGGTGTATTCATATAATAGTTTTAGAGCATTGTTCAATGATAATCTCAATAAGCTAGTTGATGGTACCCATGCCGCTTTTTATCGAGCCAATAATAATGCTGAGGATGCTTCGCTACCCGATAATGACATTACGATTGGTTACTCGCTAGGAAATAAGTATGGAAATACATCAAGCACTACACTTAATTTTTCGGATGTTGTTACCCAAGGATTTGATGCCGCCAATAACTTTCAAGCCGTACAAGTCGATGCTCTAACTGGTAGCCCAGTTGCTTATACTTCAAACAGTGTTGCTGCTGCTAAGAGTTATGACTCTTACGCACTTTCTAAGAACCACTATTTCCATTATGCTTTTTCTACTGGAGCTGGTCAAGTTAATTCACAACTAAGTGACACACAGCAAAATCTTGTTTTATGTAGAGGTATAAACACAGTTCAAGCTATGGCTGGAGCTATCACCGTTGGTCTTTACAGTCCCGAATACGCATTGATGAGCGGAGGTGCTAATCGTATTGGTGGACTTGCTACACCACGTAATATTCCAATTACACCATCGAATGTTTCCAAACTAGCATGTTTAGTTGGTATTGAATGTGTAGAATCTAGCCGTGGTGGAGCTGGTAACGCTTCAACGATGAGAGTTAACTGGGCTATGTCATCTATAGATGGAACTCTTCAGACTTGTAAGGCTTGGGGTAATATTAACCAAACTATATCTTCTATGAAGTCACATCGTATTGGAAACATGAACGATTTATTTGGTGCTGATAATCAACCATTTTTCGCTTGGCAGTTATACTTGGACGAAACTGAGCAAATTTACAAAACTGAACCAAGACTTTATTTGAGAATCTACAAAATAGGTCTAGATTCAAATGAAGTGATTTATGATAGTAAGTTATATAATGAATTCATACCTAACTCATTTTTTAATGCTGATGTAGCATTTTACGATGATGCCAATAAGGTTAACAGTCAGATACCATTTAGCATTATTATGGCTTCACAAATAGGTGGTGATGGTTGGGCGGCTCTTGAATACGCAGCTTTAGATAAATCTGTTAATAATAGTGATAGCAATAAACCAGCTACAATCATTGATAATTATACACTTTCATTCAGCAAAGAACTAGAGGATGTATTTTTATCATTGGATACAACACCATTATATCCTAACCATACTTTCCAACGTAGTGATTTACTATTCAATCGAAATATGGCTCTAGAGTGGAGAAAGAAAAATTACTCTATTATGCTACAGCAATTACCATTAGATAACATGAAAAACGTATCTGAAAAACGTCAAGCTGGTTACTTTAAGAACATTCTTGGAAACATACCCACACCTTTTGGTATATCTAATATTTTAGTAGAACCCCAAGGAAATGATGCTGAACTAACTAGTACATATCAACCTTACAATCCTATTATTAGTAAACTTAATAACCAAAAGACAGTCCTCAATCATATGACTATTAGAATTGTTGATATGGAAACTGAAGACTTGGCTACGGAAATTATTAGGTCAGTTGTCAATTTTACAATCAATGACCCCGAGAAAGTAGCAATTGTTGAAGAAGAATAAAATCTCATATTAAAGTATAACTATGTATGGAAGTTTCAAAAACCACAAAAAGAGCGACTTATTTAACAAACAAATAGCAGCACTTGGCGATATTGTTGGTCATAAAGCTTTATCTGATAAAGCTCCAAAAAAAGCGAAAAAGCAAGATAGCGAAAAAATATTTATCAAATCCAAGAAAAAACCAAAGTCTAAGAAATAAAAGTTAATCTGTGAAATTAAAATATTCTATTATGTTATAAATGAGTATGAATCAGATGATGGAAATGTTAACTGACTATCAAATTGATGATGTTCCAAATATTATGGACGTAAAGACTGAACTTATTTCGCCCATCAACACTTCAACTAATAGTTATAAGGCTACCTTTAGATTGGATACAGCTTCTTACCTTGATAATAACTCCATGTTGTTATTTAAGGCAGTTGCCAAAGATGCCACCGTTGGAGCCGACCAAGTAAGATTTAATGCCTTTAATGGTTGTTTAGGTGCGATTGACCGTGTTCAGATGAGACTTGGTGGTTATACAATTCAGAACTTAAGTGATGCTGGTTTGTGGGCTACCTTAAACGTTCTCTATGCTCAGCGTCCCGATGTTCAGAATAAGTATTGGTCACATTACTTCCAAAATTGCCTTCAAGCTGGTGTCGCCAGTTCCACGGCTGATGCTGATTTAGCCAAATCCAGTGATGCGGGTAAGAATGCCACAACTGGGTCTTTTGTAATTAAGTCCGCTGATAATGGTGTTGATTATGGTGCCGCAGCAAACGGTGATGGTGCCAAGGTCAATAACTGTAGAATTACTGAAACAGCTGATAACAATTTCTTGTGTGCTATCCCACTCAGTGTAATTGTTCCAGCTCTTGCTAACAGAACTTTACCTTTATTCTTATTCGAAGATTATCGTGTTCATATCGATGTTTTCTTTAATCAGAAAGCTAGTGAATATGCCAACAGATGCCCAGCCGCTGGTACTGGTTCAGCTGCTAACCTTGCTTGTACCGATGGAGATATTAAATTTGCCGAAGTTCAGATGCTTGTCGACTATCTTATCTTACCATCATCAGTTCAAGATGAGGAACGTGCCGAGACTGCTAAGGAAGGTGGATATAACCTTGAGTTTATGAATACTGTTAATGTTAAGAAGCGTCTTCCCGCTGCTCAAGCTAATGTCACTCAGCTTGACCAACATCGCATCAATAGTGAAAACCAAGAAGTTCACTATGTTCAGATGACTCGTAAGTTTGAAGCCGACCAAGGTGCTAACTCCAATAAGGTCTTACTTGGACAGCGTGTTGACGGTGTTTCCATCGAAAACATTCAGTTTTCAGTGAACGGGGTAGATACTTATCCCGAACCATACTTTTCACCAATCTCACAGTATAACCAGCTTTGCGACACACTTGCTGGTGATTTAGAAGTACCTAAACCACTTTACTGTGCTGATGTCAATACCCAATATAGTTTACTTTCTGCCCCCGAAAGTGGGCTTCATGGTAAGTTCAAACCATTAGGTCTTTCGCTCAGAAATGGAAATGGTGGAATTAGATTCTCGGGTAAACAGATTGCCAGTTACCCAATTGTTGCCAAATATTCGAGAAAACCACATCCAATAGTAAACAGCAATCCTCTTGGTGGCGGTGCTTCTAATATTGCCTTAGCTGAAACTGGTGCTATGGATGTCAACTACTTCGTTGGTATGACACGTATTGCTAACATCAAAGAAAGCCCTCGTGGTATGTTAGTCAATGTTGTCAATTAATTTAATCAATTTTTTTACAGTTTACTTTATATTATAATAATCTAGTATTATAGTATAATGTCAACTTCATACATAGATGTCAATTCTACTAATTCATTTGTAAAGAACAGTGAAACAAACGCATCTTGGAGATATAAGCTCAAAGAACCCATAAGATTACCAGCTAATACGGAGGTTGCCGCATTAAGTTCTTTTATCAATTTTAAGGGAATTGTTGGTCAAGCTATCGATATTAAAGAGGATATTGAAGAGGAAGTAGCGTTTGGATATTACCATGTTGATACTTTTTATGAAAGACCAGTGCCTACCACAGCAGCCGCTACTTCTAATACAGCTTTTGGAGCGGGGGTCAACTCGATATTAGAAGATGCTTTTGCTAGAATCAATTTTCAAGAAGGTACTGGTCAAGTTTCAGCAAATGCCAGTATTACAGTGGATGGAACTCAAGTTGGTTTTACTGAGAACATGATGCCTCTTATGGGAGGTATCAGAATCAATATTGGAAATGTTCTTATGGTGCCAGTCACAACAAGAGTGAAAATAGTAATCAAAAAAGGTGTTTATTCCGTTAAACAGCTTTCAGAAAATATTTCAGACCAAATGAATGGTCGTAAAATTGCTGAGTTTGGTGATAAAAGTTCAGTCCAAACAATGATTGAAAGGGGTAAATATCGAGGTGTTCCAGCTAATAATACTACTACACGTATTTTTGACTATTTACCAAATGTGGGTGCTATGGCTGCTTATGCTGGTCAGACTTTTTTTAATAAAGATTTAGATTTTAATAACTCATTTTACCCATTAAATTATTTGGGTCAATTTGACAACTTTACTGATTTTGGTTCTGATGGTAGGTTTGTCGACGGTGGGACAACAGTTGGCACTGGTAACCTACCTAGAGTTGTAGCAGTTAGACCTAAAGTTGCTAAACAAATTTTTGATAATTTTAAAAATATTGAACTTGATGGTACTGCCCCTCTTTTTACAAATACTGAGGGAACTCCAGCTTGGTCATTTGGTAATATTGTTGATACTACTGGTACTGGTTTTGCTGCGAAAGAATATTGTATTGCTATGGAAAAACCAGCTCAGATTTCAAACTTACCATTTTCAATTTATGGAACTGGACACATGGTCGGCTGTACTGGTTTCCAACTTGACTTCAATGAAGAGCAACAGTTGTTTACAGTTCAAGGTCTAGCAGAACCGAGACGTGAAGCCACTAACGATAGGATGGGAAATCTAAATCCCGACCCATCTAAAGCTTGTGTTTACATCAGAAGAAACTCACCTCAGCTACAAACTTTTACTATTAATAGTGGTACACCAACCGAAGAAGAAGATTATGGTATTCACTCTTGTCTCGAAGCACCGATGTCTAGGATTGGTGGTTGTTACATTTTCAATTGGGGTGTTGCTACTGCTAAAAGATTAAGAACAAACCATGAAACAAAAACTGGAGATTTTTTGAAATCATTCCAAGATTTTTTCAATAATGAAGAAGAAGCAAAAGAAGCATGGAAGGAAACTCTGTGGTTTAGACTTGGATTCCAATATGACCAGTTTCAAAATACTGACGCTTGGGGTACCAGTAAATTCTATATGGACACAGCTGAGCCAAATGTAGGATTTACAACAGATACTATACTAGATGATTCTACTATTCCTTTTGCCTCAACATTATATTCAAATATTGACTATAACCAGCCTACTAAAGATAACGCACCAGTAATTCCAGCGGGACAAAAATTTGCTAGACCTAATGTACAGAATTTACAAGTATTTAATATGTTAGATGTTAATGTTCCATCGTTAGCACTCAGTAACGCAATAACACCGATAGCAGCTGGACAACCAAATGCTGGTACCCCCGTTACTTGTGTGTTACCATATAACGGTACCTTTTTTGATACAGCTGTAATGATAGGGGTTTTAAGTAGTGAAGTTCCAACCCAAGCAGATAAACTTCCAGCCTTAAGTACTGATGGTTATTTACTTATCACATCACCAACATTCCAAAATAATGACCAAATATCAAACGCATGTCCCGTATGTTTACTAGATATGATGCCGTTGTCTGCTCTTAGTAACCAAGATTTTGTTTCAGATAAAAATGAACTAATCCATGTTTTAAGTAATGAAAAGGTTATCGATAGTATTGAAATCCGAGTTCTTAGACCCGATTTAACTGAACCTATTTTAGATACTAATAGTAGTGTTTTGATAAAAATTACTACACCAGCTCAGACCGTACCAAACTTATTAGCTAATGCTCAACTTAGTACCGCTGAAAATGCTGTTATACAACAAGAGCAAGATAGTGAAAAGAAAGCAAGTAAGAAGAAATGATTATATATTATATGAGGTAAAATCAATATAAAGAGGAATGAATGTAGTATATCAGAATGATTAGAATTGAAGATGACAACTATGGTGTTATGTATCTTGCTCCACTCTGTAATAATTGGTATGTACAATTTGATGAAGATTATCCTTATTATGTGCTTTTAAATAAAAGAAAGATTGTACAATGTACTAGAGATGTACCCCATTGTGTATGGGAAAAGATTTAACTTTAATATATATATATATTATTTTACCTCATAAAAACAAGTGGGCAAAAAATGACAAAAATGACGTTTTTTGCCCCAAAAAAGAAAGTATTGCCATATAGACAGCCTATAGAAATAACTTTGAAAAGTGGGGCAGAAAACGTCATTTTTGTCATTTTCTGCCTTTTTTAAAATATAGATAAAATGTATATGGTAGATTGTGGATTTAATAATTACGACCAGCAAGAACTTTTCATAGAAGGTTTTTCAATAATACATTATGAGGAACCCGAATATGACGACTATGACCCATCATTTGTTTACCGCTATCCGATTGAACTTGATAGTGATGCTTTTTGGTGGAATACCAGTGACCCGACTGAGGTTAGCTTTAATTTTAGCGTTAGTTTTGTCTGACCATAATACCCATCGACTCATGAATCCACTAGTTTTCATTCCGCTTTTTTTCCAATCTTCACCCATCTTAGAGTGACGTTTTAAATAATTCTTCTTTTTTTCTTCGGTGGCTCCATCGGCAAAGGTACCTTTTGAACCTTTCATACCAAATGTAACCGTTTTTATTTTTTTACCGTTTTCGGAGTAAATAGCTTTTAATCTTTTTTGTCCATCATTATCACTAATCACTAATTCCATTATATAAATAACACATATTTAAATAATGGGTTTATTCATCATTTGTATTACAAGAACTTTTACAGCACGTAGATTTGAATTTGATAGCATTGATGACTTTTACTAATCCATTAAAAATGGTAGTAAGTAATTTAATTTCTTTGTCAGTATCTGTCATCTAATATATATAAATATATTTATTGAACAGAGGCACGAACAATACTAGTGGGGTCAATCGCAGAAGTACTAGCAGCAACTGGCACAATTGACTCTTGGTTTGAAACGTCTCCCTTTTTTCCTTTGAGACCTTCTACGAGACCAGCAATTGCCATCGCAAGTCCAGCAAATTCGCCCACCACGGGGATTGCGTCTAAAACGCCACCCGCAGTTTCAAGAGCAGACTGTAATCCCACCTTTTCAGCAATCTGACCACCAACATTAGATAATGTTTCTTTAAGTCCACTACCTAACACTCTAGCTCCGACTTTTGAGCCACTACTGATTCCATCCTCAAGTACCGATGAACCAGCATCTTTAACAGCCGCTGTCCCCGCTTGTCTAGCAGCTTGGGCAGCATCATCTCCAGTAGATAAAGCACTTCTTGCTTGAGTGACAGCATCACTATCACCAGCAGAACCCTCACCATTTACTGGTGCGGCATCACTTGGTGCTTCGGCACCCGAACCACTATTTTGGTCTAATTCTTGTACACGTTGTTTAAATATATCAGATTGTTCAGACCTAGTTGGGACATCAGCATCATCACCAGCCGAAGGTGTTTGGGATTCAACTGATTGACCATCAGAAGTTTGTTGAGGTGCTTGAGGTTTAACATCCGCAAGAACTCTTTCAGCTGGTTTAAGTAGATTTTTACCAGCTTCATCAACTTGACTAGATTCAGCTAATGGATTACCTTCAATATCTAATCCTTGTGCTTTATTTTTAGAAAATACTCGTTGAGCCATGTCAGCCCATCTTCGAGTTTGTAAAGCTTCGGGTTCATCAATTGTACCAACCTTAAAATTTAAATCAGAAGATGGTTCAAATGAATCTACTTCACGTGCTTCACCAAAATTTGGACCCGAAGTTTCGGGAGCAGATGTCGAAGTTTCGGGAGCAGAAGAATCTACAGATGCGTTTGTTGATGGAGTAGATGAAGCACCTTCAGAAGCTTCACCTTGAGCATCTCTAAGATTACTATCCAATCTATCACTTGTAGCTGCGGGGTCATCAGTAGCTGTTCCAGTTGGTCCAGTGGGAGCATCCCCTTCACCTTCCGCTGGTGTGGGCTTGTCACTAGCTGCTCCATCGTTGGCGGCACCATCTTCTTCGTCATCTTCGGGTTTATTATCTGCTAACTTCTTTTTACCAGCTTCACCTAGTTTCTTTGCTGCTGCTTTAAGTCCATCTTTTCTGTATTTACGATAAACAGTGCGACCTAAATGGTAGGCACCAGCTAATCCACCGACTGCGGAACCAGTGGTCTCAAGTGAGTCAGCTATACTCTGAGTTGCTTCGGTTACACCAGCGGCTCGACTTTCAGCAACATCACGCATCATTCCTTCGATTTGGTCATGTCTTGCTGATATATTGTCAGCATGGGAATCAATCAATGCTTGTAAACTCATTTATATACTAATAGAATATATTTTAATTATCGGTTTCATCATTATTGTCTGTTAATGCTTCACTAGGTTTCATTTTTTCATACTCATCTTTCCTACTATAAACAATTCCATCGTTAAAGTTACGTCTCATTTCAAGACTATCCACATTTAAAAAAGCAAAATCAAAAGGGTTTATACGACATTGTTTATATAACTCCATGAATTTCTTAGAACTTCCACCAAAAAAATCATAAGCTTCTGAAATCTTCTTTGTTTCTTTTTCAGATATTTCACCAGCAATAATTACTCCTTTTGCCATAGTACGAGTAATTACACTCATATATTTAAAATACTGAAGAGTTAGGATAATACTCAATTGTCCTTCTTTCCCAGTATTATTGTTTTTAATATGACGGTATTTTGTTATTAAACTTGAAAACTTATCTACTTTACCATTTTTAGATTGTCTAAATCCTTCGTTAATAGCATCATCTAAAACTAATAAATAACGTTCGCCATTCTCATCATTTTCAACCATATTAATAATTTCATTTAATAGTTCATCTGAATATTCAGTAAACACAAAATCAAAATGGTCAACCATATGACTCATGATAGGGTCGCTCAAAGCCGTCGGACTCACTAGAATCTTAACTCCGAAATCATCCCGATAGAATCTTGGTGATAAAGTCAATGAATTTAAAATACAAGATTTACCAGCGGCAACACGTCCGAGAATTACTAAAAAGAATGGTATTTTTGGTAGGGGATATTTATCTACCACATTCAATTTGTCTTCATCAACCTTTACTGGATAGATATTTAAATCCTTACAATCGCAGTTACTCATATACTATTACTTGAGATTATTAACAGAAAAATATAACAATTTTAAAATATTAGTAGATATTATAAGTGTCATGCCACCCAAAAAGGATGCTAAGACTGGAATACCAAAGAAATATGTACCCGACCAATTATCAAAAGCAGACCGAGCTAAACAAATAAAAAGCATAAAAGAGCAGAAACCTAGACCAAAGGTTGAATCATTCAAGTCCAAGCGGTCTAGTCATGTAGTAAAGTTTGAAAAGAAGTATGGTAAGAAAATTACGGATGATGAATTTATTAGTAAAAACATCATCAGTAAAACGGGTATTAATGAAATTATGAAGAAAGGAATGGCGGCGTATTATACTGGTGGTTCCCGACCAAACCAAACCGCTCAATCATGGGCTAGAGCTAGACGAGCTTCAGTAATTACTGGAGGTAATGCTAGAAAAGTCGATAAAGCGATTTGGGAGAAATATAAAAAAATTTAAGAAAGATATATGACTGAAGAAATGTCCCCTCAAGAAATTCGTGAAACATTCGCCGCATCGTTTCCATATGATGATTTCATGATGAACTGGCTCTGCGACCAATTATTTTGTAGTGTAACCGATGTCGAGCAAGAGCTATATGTTCTAAATGAAGAAGAACTTGAAGAATTATATCAAGATTACATTGTTGCTTGTGAACGTTATCTTGATAGGTCAGAATAAATCATTGTACATGTTGTTAATAGTACCAGCACAACAATCATGTAAGCCATCGATGTCATCGATGTAATATCCGTTTGTTGTCATATATTGAGTGATATAGTGTTCCATCTCGTAATAGTTATCGAGTAAGATTGTGAGCTTGTCAGTGGTTTCGAGTTCGACTGTCTGTGTGATTGCTTCCATTTTATAATATATAACATTGAATTCTTTTTAAGTTGATTTTATAAATATAATATAAAATTAAAAGTCAGTATATAACGATGAAAAGTTGTCAAGAGCATATTCCTTGAGGTACTTGCGTTGGTAGCCCATGCCATTACGCTTCCAATAGACAGCATAATCATCCCATTCTGCGAAAAATTCAAGATGAGTACCAGCTCGGTATTCGGGGATTTCCATTGAATCTAAATCAAAGTTTGTTGGGCTGATAATGGAAATGACCTTGTCAAAATGGACTGAAGGAATCTTGTTGGACTTAAGAGTCTTAGTAGTGTCAAGGTTAGTAATAATGTTAAGTACATCGTTCATGATGCGAGTTTCAAATTCCTCTTTGAATCCGAGAGGAGCATAGTCTGAGTGTGAGTTGATTTCGTCAAGTGAGGTAAAAGTGTTCATTTTCTTATTAACTTATTTACAAAACTA